AAAATCATTAGCTTCAATTACAGCCCCGTCAACAAAAGGGTTGGGGCTATTTCGGTTGTATCCCGCCATTCTATTCTATCTCCTGCCGTACTGTCCGTACTGGATAATCATTGAGTCAAACGAAAAAGGTGGATCTATTCCGTCTGAAGTAAATGTGTAGCCCCCTACAAAGGCAGACCCTACCAAGTTAACATCAAATATGTATTTTAAATTAGCCCCACCATAGCTGGCTTGACCGTATACACCACTGCCAAAAATTGCCACAGTTCCGCTTGTCGTATTAGAGACAGATATTTGTGGAGGCTGTATAACTTCTGACTGCCCAAATTCATACTCTGGGTTAATGCTAACTTCTAAGCTACCCAAGGGATCTGTAAACAGTCGCATTTTGTAGAATGTTTTTCTGGTAGTAGGATCTGTGATGGGGAAAGGTGGCGTTTTAAAAGTTGCCACAATGTTCTCGCCATCAAAGTCATTCCCACTTTCCATCCGATAAACGTATCCGTCATCGTTACCGAAATAGATAAACTCTTCACCGCTATCTAACACACTGGAAGAGCAGAAGGCGTTGATCCCTTGCGTCTCAGCCCAAGCCATTTCTTGTCCGCCCTGCATTGCAAACTGCGTACAAATTAAACCTAGTCCAGATGCATTGTTAGTGGATGAAAAACCAAGTATGCGATACTGAGACTTGTCCCTCAAAACAACGCTAGCAAAACCATCAGAGGCGTTGATAAATGCAGTGACTTCTGACTGGATAGCTTTTGATATGACACCCAAGCCAAAGTCATTGTTTCTTTCTGTACCACTTAATAGTCTCAGACCATCTGGACCTAAGAACATCAAGTCACCACCAATCTCCTGTACGGTGTCTTCTTTTATCGCACCGATATCACGAGTGATTGGTAATAATTGCCAGTCTCCACTGGTACTGCCTTGAAAGGAGAATATTGAACCTGCCGTAAAAATGATTAACTGCTCACGAAACGAAAGCATTGCAGTGACAGGGTTATCCATGACCAGTGATCCAGCACCGGAGGCAACAGTATAATCAGTATCAGATAGAAGAGCGGAATACGATACTAAATTACCCTTCGCATAAAATACGTGAGACCTATGCTCAACAATATGATTTGCACCTTCCTGATCTGATGTTGAGGTAGTGATCTGGCTGAAGGAAGTACCATCAAATTTAAATGGCTTAGATACACCATCAATAACCAGCAACACAGGACCAGTACCGAAGTCATGTCTAGCAAATCTTACTCTGCCTGTTCCACTTAGTGTGATACCACCAGAATTAAAAGTTGCGTTATCTGTAACCTGTGTCCAAGCACCTGAACCATCTGACCTGTAAAGGTGTGATCCTTTAGCGGCGTAGGCGTAGCCTTGAAAGCGAGTAACGCCACGAATTCTTCCTGTTGTACCATCTACCAACGTAGTGTCCCACTTTGAGAACCCACGGATACGACGATAGCCACCGTCAGTGGAAGGCTCAAAGTTACGCAGACGCTGTGCAGTGCCGGGGAAGTTGGTCCCTTGTTGTAAAGGTGACAAGTTCGTTATCAAGCCACCACGGAACTCGACAGGGTATGTCTGCCATCCGTCAGCCATCAGTTAGCCCTTAGTGCAGGAGTATTAACATTCCGATCTACACGAGTATCAATGACATTAATGTATTCATTGACTAACAGGCTACGCATCGCCTTCAGTCCTTCATCAAACTTCTGCTTAGATAATGTCGCAGACTGTGCGTTATCACGGAACATGTAGCAGTGGTATAAGGCACCATCCAGAATCACATGCTTAAAGGATTCAGGGACAGTAGGCACATCATCAAATAGAGCGAGATCTGCTGGCACAATAAAATATTCTATTTCTAAGGTGTACTCTTTATCTGGCTTAGGAGCGATCACAAAGTCATTGCTTTTTGACTTAGCTACGTAGCGAGGTGTCTCACCTGTCGATGTTGTGTTAAGCTCATCGTCTAAATAGTTACGTGTATATTCATTGTATTGAATCTGTTTAAGTATACGTGTGGACACATTGAGTTCATCGTCACGCAGTACCTTGATATTATCAAAGTCAACAATTTTAGCATTCTGGGGTATTGGGTAACGACCTACACCAACATCTAAAATGATTTCAGTTGTGTTGTGATTGAATGGGTAGTTGTACTCTTGATGATTAATGTCACGAATAGATGCATTAATGCTGTCTTTAATCGTGGAGTAAAAGTTAGCGGCACTAGCAAAGTTGCTACTGTTTAGTGTAGTTTCATTTAATCTACCGCAAATTTCATTTGTTAAAGCTAGAAAATCATAGTAAGCCATTACACACGCTCCCTAACTTTTAATTTAATTCTGCGATTAGTTGTAATTGTGTCCGTGGTTTTAGAAGAAGTTGATGTCGTAATCTCACAAATTAATGTGTAAATTTTGTTTGCTTGTCCTTTGTCTAACACAATAGTGCTTGTTGTATTAGTTGGTGTTGCAATTAATACGTCTGTTAATCCTACTGCAGTAAAACTTAGTGCAGTATCATCGGCTAAAGTTACGGCCTTAGATAAGGTTAGTGTTGATCCATCTACAACCGTCACGTAAACATCAGATGTTATTCCTGTTCCAGTAACAAGATGACCCACACGAATTGTTCCGGATGTCCCATCTACAGAAACAGATGTAGATGAAGATATAGCACCGTTGACATTTGCAGTTGCTGATTCATTTAATACTAGTACATCATTCTGAAATGAAAACCCTTCGCTGAAAGGTATAGCTATACCATCTGCTTTCTCAATCTTCCATGTTACAGACGCAATAGTCAGATCATCTCTCTGCAAATACCGTGACCAATCAACTGTGTAATCCAACTTCTCATCTGGATCTTTATCTGGGAATTTAAATGCCATGTTATGCGGCCACCTTCACTGTTCTGTACTCATCCAAATCAATAGCAATTGTTCTTTCTACTTCAGGCTCCACAGAAATAACACGTGCAGTTTCAAACGAAATGTACACAGTGCTTGATCTTGTGTATAACTGAGGATTAAAGAATGGTAAACGTATTCCAAACGCATTGATGGAAGCATCACCAGATACTACAGAGGATACATTTGAAATGTCTCTAGGGAGACCTGTAACAGTAGCCTCACTAGTTATACTCAGAATTCCTGAATTTGCAAGCTTTTTCGGTACTCCAGAGTTACTTGCATCGCCTGCTACAGCCCCTGTCGCATTGGCAATATCAACAGCGGCACCACTCGTCGTGGCATCCCCTGCTGTCGTACCTGTGCCTACAGAGATATCCGTAGGAGATGCAGTGATCTCAACGCTACCCGTAGTCTCTACGGATGTCGCAAAAGATATGTCTACTGAACTTGCTGTTGCAGTTGCAATGCCTGAGACAGAGGAGGCGCCAACAGATACGTCCACTGAAGTGGCAGTTACCGTTGCTGTACCACTAACTGTACCAGTACCAGCCGCAATATCTAGAGCGGTACCCGCTGTACTTGCAACACCATCCGATGTTAGATTGCGAGCTACAACCTGTGTGATTGCAGATACTGTGGCATTGCCTGCTACACTTGCAGTACCAATAGAAATGTCTACAGCATCTGCAACAACACTTGCTGTTCCAGTTAAAGAGGTGGTGCCAACGGAGATGTCCACAGCAGTCGCTGTAACAGTCGCTACGCCAGTTAAGGTACCTACCCCTGCCGCTATGTCTAGCGCACTACCTGAAGTCGTAGCGGCGGCTGTGGCACTACCGCTACTAGGTTTGATGATGGCACCAACACCGTTACCAGTTGCTTGCGACGAGGATGTTCCGGAGGCTAGTGTAAATGCCCCAACAAATCCTTCAGCCCCGAAGGGAGCTTCTGCAAAGGCGTTGATACCGAAGCTCATCTAGTTAACTCTCTTCAACAGGCTCCGCTTCAACAGGTTCTGGTTGTTGCCCCTGTTGTTGCGCCTGCTGTTGAATATTCATAATCAAACTCATAGACGCTTTTGCAGGCAATTCGCCCAGTGCGCCAAGAATAAGGTTAAGTTCATCTGTTGTGAAAGTTAATGTATGATTCATAGGTTTTCCGCTTCTCTTGCTTCTACTTCATATGGGTTATTCCAGTACCCATACCTAGTTGTGTAGTATAGATACTTCACGGCAAATTTCAAGCGACCTTCTTGTTCAATCTGCTCTAAGTGTTTCTTTTCGTGACGTATTAATTTCTCATCGTCCATGTGCTCAGGATCAAGATAGATGACATTCCAGAACGATGTCCATCCCTGAAATCCACATAGCTTCATATACCATTTAATCGGGCCAAACCACGGACGTATTTTCATACCAGAACCTATTAGGTGAACACAATTGTAAAAGCGTTGCCAGACTGTGCTGGACTAGTCTGTCCATTTACTGAATAGTACGCATCCGTGCCGGACAACGTCCAGAACCCACCGTAACCACTGTTAGTCCCTCCTACAGAAGAAGCTAGTGTAAAGGCAAGATTCGCACGGTTAGCAGTATAAGTTCTGAATCCATTATCTGAACTGATTGTAACCGATGTCCAACCAGAGTTTGAAGTCCCATCGGTGTATAAGTATATTCCTTGGAATCCGGGATTAGAGTACGCAATTACACCGACTATATTTTGGCTAGTTCCGGGGATTGCAGTTGGGCTTAATGTGCCTCCTGTTCTTGTGGCACTATTATAAGTAAACCCATTTCCGTACCCAACGATAGGGTAAAAAGTTTGAAATATAGCACTTGTTCCCGACAGATCGGTTGGAGCCGCTAGTCCATAAAAGTCTGAAAGGCTTATTGTTCCACTTGCGGGTGCGCCTCCGCTTGGTTGAGCGGTCACATCAAGGTATGCGGTCAGAGTTCCCATGGCGGCGCCGTAACGAGCCTCTGAAAAGTTAAATGTATTGTTACTAGAGGTAATAGCCGTTGCAGGACCACGCAACCAATACTTATTGGCCGAAGCAAAATTACTAGTAGTCTCCGTGTACAGATACCAACCAGAAGTTGACCCTGCCGCATCTGTAGTCAAACCTGTACTGCCTGAACTGGTTCCTCCCTGATCTCTATTCCATTGCCCATTATTAATAGTGGAAGTAACACTTGAAAAGGTAGTGCTTGCGTAGGCCGCTTGGTTTCCCGTACCGCTTGTTTCCCAACCAGTAGCGTTTGCAGAAAAAGTATATAGGCTTGTTCCAAATCCTATATTATCTAACTGCAAATCTGATGTAAAATTAGTCATTCCCGTGTGCAAGAAAACTGGTCTAACGGTATGACCCTCATAAGCAGAAATATCTATGCTTCTATTCACCCAACTTGCATTGTTGCCGCTAGCGGTAAAAAGGGCGGAAGACAATCCAGTCGGCTGAGGCGTTCCGCCTCCACCTACGCCATAATACTCACTGATAGAAATCGGGTTTGAACCGCCAAACTCTGTTTGAACGTCATCGAGTGATATCGCACCAGATGTTTGTAACGCCATTAATCAAGCCCCTTCAGTGCAGTGATTTCGTTCTTGAGTGCGTCTATTTGTTCCTGTTGCTCTTTAACAGCCTCAATCAGCAATCCGACCATGTTTCCGTATGCGACAGACTTTGTGCCAATCTCGTCATCCGCAGTTAATACAACTTCCGGAATAATCTTCTCAACTTCCTGTGCGATTACACCAAGACCATCTTTCCCGTCTTTAGTATATGTCACACCACGCATCGACTTAACTTTGTCTAGTGCATTGTCGATTGTTTCTACATTTTCTTTGAGGCGTATGTCTGAAAACGCCGTTATGTCCCCAGAACTAGTAATAGGTACAGTGGTACTGAAAGAAGTGTTGTTTACGGTTACCCTAGTTCCATTCCCTGTTGTAATTCTAAAAGTATCAACACCCGGAAAGCCAATATAAGTGTCGAGATCACCAGAGTGATAAATCCAACTATTGATGGTTACAGCGGCGGTTATTACTGATGAACTCGCATTTAAGTTTCCGGTAACATTAACCCCACTGGCGTCAGTCTGGAGCTTAATGACGTTGTCGTACATCAACTGAACGCTAGTGTCATCATTACAAATGATAGAATTTTCACCAGCTTTTGCTTGTATATAAATATTGTTGCCTAAATCTGATGTGCAGTTTGCCCGGATAAAAATATGTCCGTCATGCGAGTCGATGTAATTTGTAGTTGTGGCATTTGCATCAGCGTAAATGCGTAAGTCACCGCTTGATGAACTGCTGTCACCTAGCCTCAACTGCTGACCATTATTCAATAAAAGATGTGTACTGTTGACAACATTGCCGCCCCGAATGAATGCGGAGGCTTGTAGGCCATCGACAGTATCAGCATTTGCGGCACTGCCAGTAATATTGATTCCCCAAGTACCAGAAGCATCACCACCTGTGCGTGTAGGAACGCTCAGAGATGCTCTCATTCCTGTCGCATCAGTCTTGCGAATGTAACTATCTGTCGAGGAGTAGAAAATAGTGTCAGAGCTTCTCGTTGTTGTGCCGTGCGACATATTAAAGTATTGAGCAAATCCATATCGGCGGTTGTCATCGCCGCTAGAATCACGAGCGACAACTTTGCTTGCAGTCGCCGCTGTAGTAGCATCTACATTCAGCGTTACTCCACCTGAAGTACCACCACCTGTTAAATACGATCCCGCAGTAACACCTGTAATATCACCTATGTTTGTGGTATAGCCATTAGGGTTTGATGCAGGGTAATAATATGAACCTTGTTGACCATCTAATAAGTCAGCGTCTAGGCCACTGCCGGAGCCATCGTTTCCTTCGTGCCAAATGCTGTAATAATTACTACTATCTGGACTAAAATCCAAATCATCCTTGACTCTGATTCTTGAATTATCTTCAGTATTGTGAATTTGCAAATACCCAGCGGCATTCCATTGAATATACGCTTTGTCAGTTGTAGACTCTCTAAAACGAATATAAGGGCTACTAGACCCTTGAAGAATAATCTTTTGATCTGTTGTGCTATTAAGTGTATACGTTGCGCCAGTTAGCGTATCGCTAGCATCACTTCGCACGAATGAAGAAGCTTGGATGCCATCAACAGTATCGGCATCTAAGCCATTGCCAGAGCCTTCATCGGCAACTGTTAATACTCTGTTTCCTGCAATGTTTATACTTCCAGAAACATCTAGCGTATCTGTTGATCCGGTATATTGTATTCCAGCATTAGAATATATTGTGTTAGCGGCAGTTCGCACAACCATTGGGTACTGACCACTAAAATCAGTACCCCCTTCTTTTACAAAGGGGCCATGTACGCCATCAATTAAATCAGCATCTAATCCACTACCAGAACCATCGACAGTTTTAATGGCAGTCAGTATCTCAGCCGCCGTCTGATCAGCAGTTGCCCCAGACTCAATGCCATCAAGCTTGGTGCCGTCAGCGGCTATGTCTCTACCGTCTACTGTTCCAGATAAAGTTAAGTTGCCATCTTTATCCAAGCGCATTTTTTCAGTGCCACCACTGATACCGCTTGTTTTTGAGGTGTTGCCAAACATCCAGCGGTAATAACCTGCACTGGCATCCGTCAAACCATAAGATAGGCTGTTCTCAGCATTTATTGCTACATTGGCAGTCAGGGCAATATCGGAAGTGGTGCCTACATTGTTAGTACCTACAGATAGGGTTTGTACAGTAAGTGTTCCGCTTGTGCTATCGCTTTGATCACTTCTTAAAAATGATGATGAATTAATCCCATCAAGAGTATCTGCGTCTAAACCACTGCCAGATCCATCAACAGTTTTTATGAGTGTGAGTATTTCAGAGGCAGTCTGATCCGCAGTAGCACCAGCCTCAATGCCATCTAATTTAGAACCATCAGCCCCAACATCCCTACCATCGACTGTGCCAGTAACTGTAATATTACCTGAAATACTAGCTGAAGATGCCTCAATAGAATCAACGACTAATGAGCCTGCACTGTAAGAGCTATCACCTGTGTTAATAACACCAGTAGGTTCTGGATCATACTCATCAACGAGCTTGAACTTTGAATCTGTTACATCAAAGAACATGCCAACGTGCGTGTAGCCAACCCCAGTGCCGCCTGTGTTTCTGTTAGACCAAATACCTGTGTCTACATCTACTGGCGTAGCTGTACCTGACCATACGTCGTTCAAGGTGTGGCCTGTAGTAGCACCGAAGTTAATCTTAATACCATTGTCTAAGGTCTGTTCACCACCTGTGATGGCAACACCTGTAGCTTCTGTCGTACTAAAATTATCTTTAGACCATGAGAATGTATCAGGGGTACCTGTCGCATCAATCTTGACGTAGTATGTTGTGGATGCCGTACCACTAAAGTGACCTGCGAAATAGGCGTCATCAAGCCCACTTCCCGTAAAGGTAGTGTTTGCTTGGCCTATTGAATCACCTGAGTTTAAATATAGGAAGGGTGCGCCTGTCTCGACATTTGTAGAAGAGGCAATAGTCTGAGAACCTACAACGGTAAGATCACCGTCAATGATCAAATCCCCGCCGATGTGTGTGTCAGTGCGGACACGGAAGGAGTTGACTGAATGGTTCTGTTGGTTGACGAGCAAGATACCCGATGAGGCATCTGAATTGACAACCCATCCCAAACACATAGGATAGTTAGGATAGGTTGGTGATGCGTTTTGTACAGCACCGTCTGTTAAACCAACAAAAAAGTTTGTCCCGGCGGATAATCCAGAGGTGTCAACATCCTCAACTAAACCTGCTGTACATACATAACCATATGAGTTGTTTTCAATGCTGTGGGCGGCTATGCCTTGAGCATTGTATTTGTTAACATCTGTAGCATTAGCTAAACCTACTGTAGGATAACCGTTAAAGTTACCGCTAAAGTACATTGGTTGGCCTTTATTAATAGTGACGCCGCTGTTATTGTAAACTTTCTGATGCTCTTCTAATCCAATTTCATGTACAAGACCGGACTCGTCGCCGTAGTAATTCAGGGTGTTATGAATATTATCGTACCAAAGAAGACCTTCTGAATACGAAGGATGAGAACTCTGGCTAATTAGTTGTATCTTATCAATGGTTACACCATCTGAATCACTATCTTTGTATACAGCTTTATCAGAAGGTTGAGTAACGAATACATCTTTTTCGCCTGCGGCAAAATCAACAGCACTGCCTGCATTAGATGATGCTAAAATTGTGTCACGAGAAAGTGTATCTGGATCTGCATCGGTAATAGTACCAACACCCACTTCCCATGTTTCGTTTGATGTGTCGATGATGGCATAGTAAGTGGTATTACCATTGCCAACACCAGCTACAAACGACTGAAACCCCGCCTCTGCACCAGCTAGGTTAATCGTACCCGTGCCAGTGCTAGTCGTAGTCTCTTTGACACGATCAGCAACAAAAAATGCCATTAATTAGTCCTCAGAGATTGTAATAGAGCTTGAAGCCTCAAAGCGGATGGAGTCGCCATCTTCAATCGTTTTATCTGAGATATCGCCCCAGTACAGCAGGTTGCCCGATGTAGCGGCATCCCAAATACCGAAGCCTTTGACTGTGAATGCAGAACCTAAAGTGTTTTCAAATTCAATGTCAGCATTAGGACCAGCAAACGAACTGCCTGACGTTGTTGCAAAAGTAATTGGAGGGCGTGAATCTGCGCTTGCTCCAGTTGCAGTGTAGCTGGTAGATACAATCTCGTTGATTGTACTATCGTCTGGATCTGCTGTTTCAATGAGACCTAAGTACACAGTTGTCGGCGCACTAAATCCACCGCCATTTGCATTAAGCCAGAAGTCTAAGACTGCATTTTCTAAGTAGTTTGACTTACTCATTTTCTTTCCTTTAAAAGAGTCAGGGGGCCGAAGCCCCCATCGTCAATGTTTTAGCTTATGCTAACTGATCACGATCAACTTCATCGGCAGTGCGAGATGCATCACCTACGTTGACAACGATAGCGAACACACGTGCTGTGATATCAGCAGAGTTATTAGCAGTAGCAGTTGCGACAACGTCAATTGTCTCTTCTGCGGCAGTCACAGCAGGAGTCTGCGAGCCTACAGCAAAAGTACCTGCAGATGAGCTATCTACAGCAGTAGTAGCCATGTACGTGTTTGTACCATCAGATACAGCAACGTCATAATCTGCAGAGTAAACTGCGTCGATTAACTCAACGCCAGCGTTCACAACGAGCATTCCCGCAGGAACAGTTGGTCCAGTCACAGTGCCACCAGCAAGTGGCAGTTCGACAGTTGCATCAACCATGTATGCTTTTGCAAGCAAGGATGTAGATTTAGCCATTATAAAATCCTCCTATTAATAGCCAGTTTGGTAACGTAAAGTTACGAGTGACTCTGGACGAAGGATCTTACGACCGTACAGGTGCATACCACGAACAATGTCAGCGAAGCTGTCTGGATCACGGTAAGTCTCAGTCTTGTTGATCTGCTGAGCAGTAGCAACAGATGAGTCATGACCAGCTACGATAACACCGGTGTTATCGTAGCTGGTCATGAC